TGGATTTCTCAGGAACAAATGTAATGTAGCAGGTCTTAGGGTCCCTCACAACCCCCTGTGTGCCACTTAGGCAACTGTCACACTCTTGAGCAGAATATTATCAATGATACATTGTCCCAGTTCGGCAATTAATTCCATATCATTTGTGCCCAGTTTCTCCTGTACTGCCTCACCAGTCATTTCAATCATAAAGTCAAACCAACGCTCATCAGCGTAGATATACTCAATCACTTCAGGAGTGAGAGCAATTGCTAGTTTTTGAGTTGTCTTAGTAGAGAGTGCCATCAAACGAACTCCATCATAAAGTAATCAACAGTAATCTCAAGCTGCTCACAGAGTTCTTCTACAGAATCCCCTGTGAGTTGTTCATACCAATAGCAGAACATCAATTGGTCTTCAGTCATCAAACCAACTCCAGGATAGGGGACTTTTCGACTTTAAAGTTGCCCAGAGGACCGTATACGATGCTGATGGGATAGTGCTCAGAATTGAACTCTTGAATCACTTCCCATTCTTCGTGCCGAACACGAATAATCACGGCACCATCCATCTCAGGATCGTGGAGATGAGCATTATAAATTCCGCAGGCATATCCGATGCTGGAAGAGAATGCGAATTGATTAAAGAACCCGTGATTAGCGTGACCGAAACCGATGACCCGATAGGTGGTTTGCATCTGGTGGATTTCTCAGGAACGAATGTAATATAACAGGCATCAGGTCTCACCGCAAGGGGCCCTGTGCCAGTTGCTCAACTGTCCTCAGCAGTCGTAAATTTTAAACTTAGCATCCTCACGAATGGTGCCATAATCCAAATCAATATTATACTTCTCATTACAAGAAATCTGACAAGCAATCAGACTCCGCAGCATACAATTCAGTTCATAAAATGCCTCATGATTGGAGGTTTTATAAACTTGGTAGTTGTCATTAATCACGGAGCAATTCCCGACGACTCAAGTACTATCGCAGATTCTGATGCCGAATGCAAGGGGTAGTGGACAGTTCTCCAACTGGCACAAGATACAAAAATATGACTCCTAAGTAATGAGATTTAAACACAAAATCTCATCAGGAATCGTCCTGTTGTTTTTTATTCTTTATAGTCCTTCTTCAATTGTTCACTACATTCAGCACATTGGGAAACTAGCGTTAAACCCTGTTCGCTTATATAATGTTTATGTCTACTTAAGTTTATTATAATGTATGTCAGATTGATTCTGAGTCCTATTAGGAGAATTCAAGAGCTGCTCTTTATTATAATAAACTTAAGTAATGTATATTATATATAAGAGTTTTGTGCCAATTTGGAAAGTGTCACATCAGTAATCTATATCTAGATATTCGATGCTAACATCAACATCCTCATCCCCCTCTAGGTCTAGAATATCGTGCCAGTCCTGTCTATGCAGGTCTAGGTCATCATATACTTCTAGGTCTAGAGTAACCCGTACACGTTGCTTCTGTGCGATCATAATGCCTCCTGTATGTGTCTAGATTATATCATGCATAATGCTTGTATGCAAGTGATTCATAATCATCACTATCTCGTGCATATTCGTCATCTAGATCATAAGCATCTAGTGCATACTCATCTAGATTCTGCGCATAATCTCGCTCAAATGTATAGTCGAGATCGTAGTCGTCGTACATAGGGGTCTCGTCTAGATTTGTGTACTTGTACAGTATAGTGCCATCTAGTCTAGATGTCAAGGGCTTGTGCCACTTCTAGATGTGTCTATCTCGACTAGATTATGATGTATATATATGAGTCTAGACTAGATTCTTATAAGATATGTGTGAGTCTAGACTAGATTCTTATAAGATATGTGTGAGTCTCGACTAGATTCTTATAAGATATGTGTGAGTCTCGACTAGATTTTGTGTGGGTCTCAGGATTTTTGTGCGTGGGTGGGGGGTTGACAAACTGCGGGTCTCATGATATGCTCGCTTAACTTGCATAAGAAATGAGTATTAATTGAGTATTCTTTATAATACTCATACATTAACACATAATACTCATACATTAACACATAATACTCATACAATAACAAATAATACTCATACATTAACACATAATACTCATACAATAATAAGAATAATAACAAATATTGTCAGGAAAACAAAACACTATAATAGTTTTCCACAGGTTTTCCCAAATTGTGGAAAACTTAACACTACTAGATAAAATAGTAGTACATAAACAAATGTCTATACCAGTCAGAAGAAAGAAAATCTGCGACATAAAAGGGTTGGAAAACTTCATACATTACGAAATAGATGTAAACGGTAATGTATGGAGCTATAAGAGAAGAACACCTGCAATACTCAAACCTGGATGGGCAAAAAAGAAAGGCAGTTACCTAATAGTAGGACTAAGAAATACAAATAACAAAAGAGAGAACTTTTACATTCATAGGTTAGTTGCTATGGCATACTTACCTTGTAATGACTTCTCTTCAAGAATAAGACATATCAATAATGATTACAGTGATAATAGAATTGAGAATCTTGAATGGATAGAAAAAAAGAATAATATACAAGTCATATCATCTAATGAGAAACCAATGCAGATAATAGATGATTCACTATTAAATAAACTAAAGGAAGTACATGCTGCTTCACATAGGAAAGGATTAAAAGTACCTGACTCTTATGAGTTTACAAACAAAATGATTAATGATGCAATGGAGCAATACATTAATCAATACGGTCTAAGAAAAGTAATGGGGAATTAACCAATGGCATTAGCACACTCACCAAGAATAGTTACGGATGGATTAGTATTATGTTTAGATGCTGGGAACAGTAAGAGTTATAGTGGTAGTGGAACTACTTGGAATGATATAAGTGGTAATGGGAATAATGGAACTCTTGTGAATGGTGTTATTTTTAATGGTGGATTGTTTGATTTTGATGGAGTTGATGATTATATTTCTATACCAATAAATTTAACAAACACAACATATACTATTATTGGTATTGGTAGATATAAGGGAACAAATAACAATAGGGTAATTACATCAAACACGGGAAACTGGTTAATGGGATGGTGGGCAGGACAAACAAATAAGTATTATGCCGAAGGATGGGTTTCTCCTTCTGGTGGAGGGCCTGTGGGAGAGACTAATTGGATTTGTTATGCTGCTACTGGTAATCAACCTGGAGACAGTTGGCAACTATACAGAAATGGAGTTTTAATAGTTGGACCAAATGCTGGTGGTTCTAATGGTCCGAATGGAATTAGATTGGGAGGATGGGTTTCTTCAGAACGTTCTGCTTGTCAGGTTTCTTATGTTTCTGCATATAATCGGGTTCTTACAGCACAAGAAATCCAACAGAACTTTACAGCATTAAGAGGACGATATGGAATCTAAATATCAAATCATAAGAAGAGAAGGAAATGGGAGTTACTTATAATCCACGCATCGTGACTGATAATCTTTTATTAGTAGTAGATGCTGCAAATCCAATAAATCCAAGAATAGGAAATACTACTCTCACCGCAAATGGTGGAGTATCACCTCCATCTAACGGATATTATACTTTTGATGGAACTGATGATGCATATGCAATAAATTCTTCTGTATATAATACAACTTATACAGGAAAAACTGTAATGGTTGCTGCTCGTATTGGGGCAATATATGGAACGCCACCTCTTTTTCGTGGAATGATTGGAACATCAAGTTCTGTAATTTTAAGGAATTTTAACTTTTATACTTACAAAGATAATACTGGTTTTAGATTTCATTTTTCAACAGGTAATGGTGTTGCAAATTCTGGAAGTTTTAGTAACTATTTGTCTTTAGTGGAAAATGAGTGGTTTATTGGTGCAGCATCATTAAATTCATCAAATTCAGTAACTTATTATTTGAATGGAACTCCTGTTGGAACTACGTCCCAAACATTTTCGCAATTTAATAGTGGAACATTAGAGTATATTGGAAGAGCAGACCCTTATTGGGTTGGTGATATTGCATATAGTATGGTTTATGGTAAAGCATTAACTCAACAAGAAATCCAACAAAATTTCAACGCACTTCGTTCTCGTTTCTCAATCTAAATACATCAAAAACAATGTACGAAAATAGACAGTTTGCAATCTTCTCCACAACCGAATTGAACCAAATTGACTTTAATGAGGTCTTAGAAACTTCTGCAGATACTGTAAGAAAATCTGTGAATGAAACCAAGACTTTTGTAAAGTGGGATGGGGAAACTCCACCACCATCAGTACAGGCACTCACTACTATTGAAGGGACTTATACTTACTCTGAGATTTTAGATATTCTTTCTGGTGAAGAATGGACTGCACCGATAGGAGAAGAGTGATATGGGTGCTTATGCGGGTCCTAATGTTGTAGAAAATGGTTTAGTTCTTGCACTTGATGCAGCAAATCCAAAGTCTTATCCTGGTAGTGGAACTACTTGGAATGATATAAGTGGTAATGGGAATAATGGAACTCTTGTGAATGGTGTTACTTTCAGTAGTAATAGGGGTGGGGTTTTAGTTACTGATGGAAGCAATCAATATATTGATATAATTTCTCTAAATCTTTCAATTAGTGATAATACGGTGATTTGTGCTACAAGATATGTGGATTTGACAACTCCAGGCAGAATTGTTTCTGCAAGAAGTAATAATTGGTTATTAGGGCATCATAGTGGAAATAGTAGTTCTTATTATGCTAATGGTTGGGTTTATAATCCAAGTAATTCTGGTATAGGAGATATTTGGAGAATATATGCAGCAACTGGAGATTATACGAATGATGTCTGGGGAGTTTATGTAAATGGACAATTTATAACATCAAATGCAAATGGTGCAAATGGTCCTAATGGGTTTTCTCTTGGTAGATATGGTCCAGGAAATACTCAATATAGTAAAGCAGAAATATCATTTTTATATTGTTATAATCGTGTCCTCACAGCATCAGAAATCCAACAAAACTTCAACGCCACACGGGGCAGGTTCGGAGTCTGAGCAGGTGAGACGCACTGAGAACCCTGGTGGCCACTGAGTCCGAAACCTTGATTTTTTGCAAATTCTGGGTTTATGTGCTATGAGTCCTGTGCTGCAGCAGAATTTGCAGAATATCAGTTTTTATAATATAATAGGATGATTACAGTACTAAAATATGAAAAAGAAGAAGAGAAGAATTAAAGCAGTAAAGGTTGGTAATATGCAACAAGTCAGATACTTCAATTCAATAGAAGAAGCATCCATTGCAATTACTGGAAATCGCAATGGAATGCATAAAATATCCGCAGCAGTCAATCGTGGTCAGTATTGGGTGAATGTCTATGGATGGAGATGGTTATCTATTTTTCGGACTCCTTGAACAGTGCAACTTTTGGCCAGTCCTCAGAAAAGATAATACGATTCGTTTGCCGTGCTTTGTGATTCTCTGGATTGATGCAGACTGTAATATACTTGTGACATACAAATTTGATTGGTCCCTTTGTCTCTTGAAACTGCACCCAGATACCTTCAGCAAAAGAATTGTAGTTCATCAGTAAAAGAGTTTTCCCATCATTTCATCAAAAGAACTCTTAAGCCAGTACTTGCGAATACGTGGGCATGTCAAGTAAAGAGATTCATCAGGGTCTTCACCATCTACAACATACTCTGTGTAGAGTGCATCAGAGTCATCAATCCGATTGTTCTCAACAAGGTCTGTCATTTTGACTGACAACCAGTGAATGTGGTCAGAGTAAATCTCATCAAATTCCTGTTGATTTGAGTCTTTATTCATACAAAAAATTCCTCCAAAGGTTTGAGATTAATTGGCATCGCAGTGTAGTTGCGAGTACTTGAAATTTCTACCTTTTCTCCTACCTTTGTGGCATTGACTGGAGAATAATACTCTCGCTTCTTAGGTGAGTAGAATCCCCATACTGTCTTGGTTGGTTTCCTGTTGTTGTAATCAAATTCACGATGACACCGCAGCATAATCCGTACAAGACGTGTATTGTACTTTTCAAACTCATAGGAGTATCCATCGGGGGGAGAATGTGGAAAATCGGGAATCATCAGGTTATAAAGGAATCAACTACACAGGACTCTTCTTCAGTTGCAAGAGCAAAAACTTGTGCCTTGTCCACTTTTTCCATGATACGGGCATCATGTGAATTTAGATACTCATCGCGCCATTCAAGCAGAAGGTCGTGACACTCTTGTTTCGATTCAGCAATCACGATAACCATTCCACCATATTCGGAAGAAGGGAAAGGAACCCAGTAGTCAACGATATAAAGATTTTTCATTCTTGGTTTGAAACTTCTCCAGTATTATAGGACAGGGTGTGGTCAGGTGTCAAGAGGGAAATTTGCCTCTCCAACTCATACTTCATTGGCAATAGATGAGAAGCAAAGAATCCTTCCCATTGATTACCTTCAATTAGATTGCTAATGTTTTTAATTTGCATCAATGCAAGAGAGAGTTTTACTGATTGGTCCATACACCTCGTTGAATGTGAATCTTACGAATTTCTTGATAAAGAAAGTCTTTCAGTTTAGAATCATTTGTGGTATCAAACGCGACATAAAGTCGTTGCAGGTATTCATTCTGTGTTGCGCATTTGATAGTTTCTTTAGTACTCATTCCGATTTCTGATAGTGGTGAACCCGATTTCACCTTGTTTTTACCAAAGTTTCCAGAAACTCGTCCGGATGTGCGAAGTTTAGGGCGGATTTTGGAAAGATTAGAATAAGTCATTTCACCAAGTAGCAGGTTTATAAATAATAAAAAAAGGATAAAAATCTATGAACCATTATGTTTATTATTCGTATGAAGATTGGGGAAGAGGATACATCGGCGTGAGACAGTGTGAGGGCGACATTTACGAAGACGAATACGTTGGTAGCTACTACGATAAAACATTTAATCCAACAAATAAAGTCATTTTGATGAAATGTAACACAAGAGAGGAAGCGTTAGAATTGGAAGTTATACTCCACAAGTTTTATGATGTAAAAAACAATCCACACTTTGTAAATCAAGCAAACCAAACATCATCAAAGTTTGATTATGATAATACTGGAATACCTATGAGTGAAGAAACTAGAAAGAGGATAAGTCAGGCAAAGAAAGGACACTTAAAAGGGAAAAAACAATCACCAGAACACGTTGCTAAAAGAATAGAAGCAAGAAAAAACGGTGGTGGATGGAGTAAAGAAACTGGTAAAAAAGTTAGTCAATCACTCAAAGGTAATGTTCCTTGGAATAAAGGAAAGAAAACAGGACCAATGAGTGAAGAACAGAAACAAAAAATAAGTGAAACGATGAAGAACAAAGTGAAGTCCCGCCAGAGAAATAAAGATGGAACTTTTGGGTCATCGTAGGTATAACCAGCTTCCTGCCCAGTCTGCGGTAGAAAGTGCCCACTCTCTTTCTTTAATAATAAGAAGATTACACCTTTCTCCTTTAGCAGGACCACGCCACGATGCTGCTTTATATACGGAACCAGTCTTCTTATCAATGAAGCAATGAACCGAACGGGAACCATTCGCATTCATAATGACTTTGTGATACTTGCGACCAGTTTCAGGATAGAACTCATAATCACAAATGCCCTTGCGAAGTTTCTCAATGCAGGCAATATGATAGTGAGCATTCTCACCCTTCTCAATAGCACGTTTGTGAGTGCGGATAGAGTAGTCGATAAAGTTCTGTCGCAGTGCCTCACAGAGAGCATAGGTATGTCCCAGCACGGCAAGTTCAATATCCTTCCGTGCCTCAGCAGCAGAAGCGTAGTCGGCAAACGTGGTGGTCATTGGAGTCCGTTGCGTATGAAAGTATTATAGGGCACCCAGAGCGGTTCTGGAGTGCCCTTGTGCCAGTTCTTAGAGTGTCACATTATTATAAAAATTTGACCAGTTGGACCCAAACATATCAAACAAAAAACCAAGTTTTCCTACATAAATACTAATGGAAAACAATCTATTGTCAGCAATCGTTAGATACAACCTCGGGAATTGAAAGAAATTGTCATAAACAGAAAACTGTAAACAAAATTGGGCAAATGAGTGTTTATCTGTAGAAAAAAGGGAAAGATAAAACTCTTTCCCAAAATCATCGACAACACTCCACTTTGCTACTTGGAATGTTTTCACTTCTTAACTGCTGGTGGTTGTTGAATATCAAAGGTAGGTACAGGAGCACCACCATTGCTGGGAATCATATAAACAGTCCGATTCGCATTCTCTTCACCTTGAGTAATCCACAGATACTGAAGATAAGCAGGATTGTCCTTTAGACTCTCACCAATGATTTGGTTTGCTTTCGCAACACCTTCAGCACGAATGATTTCAGCATCAGCAAGTTGTTGTGCAGAATCCTTCTTTGCTTGTGCTTCCAACACTGCTACCTGACGAGTATATTCTGCCTTCTGTAGTTCTGCCTTACCAGCAAGAGATTGTTGCCACACATTGTATTGTGGACCACCAATAAAAATGATGCCAACCAACACACCCACGCCCAGAAAACCCAGAGCAATAATGGGGTCAAAAAATCCGTTTTGTTGTTTCATAATTTACCTCACTTGTTTAGTTTTTGATTGAGTTGCCGAATACCAGTCACAAAGTAAGCAAAATCTCTGCTTTCCGTCACTGGTTTGTTTTCACCACATACATCACACTTACCTTCCCAGACTGATGAACAACCAACGGAATAAACTCCGTTTTTGTGCCCACAATCAAAACAGGTTGTGTATGCGTTTTTCAGTTTGTAGAGCAGTTCTTCATCAGTCATAGGGGTTTGTTCTTACTCAAGTATTATAGGGCATCAGGCACCACATCGCAAGGAGTGCTGTGCCAGTTCCTCAGGTGTCCATAAAAGATAGAATACTTTGCGTTTCTCCTTGTATTCTATCTTTTGCCACTTCAAAGTAATTATTACTCATTTCAATTCCAATAAAATTTCTTCCACACCTTTTTGAAGCAACTCCAACTGAACCACTGCCCATACAGGGGTCTAAAACAGTATCTCCAATGTTTGAACTTGCTTCAATTAATCTTGACATAAGTTTAACTGGTTTTGGTGTTGGGTGTTCTTTATACCTTTCAGTAGCACATCTCCAAACAGCAGATTTACAATGCTCATTAAAAACTGCTCCAGATTTTTTGGCAAATACACAATTTTCTATGCTTGATAACCAAATATGCTGACCATTCATAGGAGATGGATTGGTTTTTTCCCATATACAATGCCTTACAGATAGTCCATATTCGATTAATCTATTGCGAATATGTGATACTTGAACCGAACCACAAAAAATATAAATGCTTCCAGAAGTAACCCGAACTATTTCGTCAATAAAGTTATCAAGAGGAAATGTAATAATATCCGCTTTCCCTTTATCAAGATTTCTCAATCCACCACTTTTTCGATTTACTTCATCGTATGGAATATCTGTAAGAGTAAGAGAAATACTCCCATCCGCAAGGGTTGGGAGTATGTTCATACAGTCATCGTTATAAAATTTTACATCACTCATAATTGAATAGAATTGTACTTGGACATACTTTAATTAGTCTCTCCCAAGAAATTGGAACGCTAATAGTATTATATTTACCATTTTTAGCAATCTTACGATTTCTATCAGGAAACCGACGACTTTCAAATCCACTTTTAAGTTCTTTGCGCATAATGAGTGCCGCTTTGTTCAACTGTGGAATAATGTATAGAATAGCATCATTTACCTTATGATTACACACTGCCCAACCAGGAACTGGAATTTTACCAGAATAGTGTCCAAAATCTTGACTTACAATTTCGGCAAGAAAATCATCATAAACAATAGAAGTATGAAAAAATCTGATTTTCCAATCAAGTGTAAAATTTTCCTTTTTAATTTCTCCAGTTTTCATATTCAGAATATTAAATGAAGCATCAATTCCAGATTTATTTTTAAAAATTGAAAGGTCGTCATTTCCATAATATTCTTGAATACTATCAAAATCAATCATCAATCCATAGTTTTCTTGGAAAACAATATTAAGATGGTGAATTACAGGGAGGTGTTTTCCTTCATTAATAAATTGTTTTTCATTAGCAGAAGATTGATGGAAGTTATGAAGACTGTGATTTTTTAGAAAAGGTTTGCTTACAGAAAATGTCATAATAATTTGTTTTACTCAAGTATTATAGGGCATCAGGCACCACCCCACAAGGGGTGCTGTGCCAGTTACTGAAGTGTCTTACCAAACCTCTCAAAATCTTGTAGAACACCCTTTTTAAAATGTAGTTTCATTCTGGGCCAATCATCCCATTCCCCTTCCCATCGTTCAGGATAAATCTCCACATATTTGGTAATAGGATGATGAATGAACTTTCCGTGTTGTCCTGTTGGAACCCACTCATAGTTTAAGTTTAAGAAACCCATCTTTTTATTATATCGTGGGTCGGTTTCTGGGATTTCTTCAAATGTATTGGTTCCCCTATAGTCTGGTCTCCATAAAACTCCATTAGGGTCTAACCAATAATCAGTCATCGTACCACCAATACCATCTTCAATTTCTTTTGTCTGGCAAACCACATCTGTAAAATCTTCAAGGTCATAACTTGACCTGAAATAATCGAACATCCCCAAGGTTCAATCCTCCCCAACATCTAAAAGTTCTTCTATTTCTCTTAAGTCTTCTATGGTAACAGGAATAAGTTTCTCCTCTCCCTTATCTATACGGTCACAGAGTTCTTGTAGATACTCAAGGAACTCTTTGGGATATGTTTCATCTGCGTTAATACCATAAAAGAACCAATTTCTACACTCCTCAAAAGGGTCATCCTCTTTGAGGAGAGCATAATCCGCATAGTTTCCAGTCATAAGGTCTTTCCACATACGGAAGTTATTGCCAAGTTCCCTTATTCCTGTTGGGATGAGGTATGTGAATATGTATTGAAGGTTGGTCATTTTATTCTTCCCAAGGTGCCTTTCTTTGAAATAATTTAGCAAGGTTTTCGTTGTATTCTGGTGGTTGATTTAATCTTTCTACAAGAGCATCATAATCTTTTGCTGGTAATACAATTGTTTCAGGAGGATAACTTCCTTTACCCCAGAACTTCTCAAACTCCCATTTGTAGTTCATGTCATGCCATCCACCATTCAAGGAACTCCAGAATGACTTCCAGATATGATAATCATCAAATCTAAATCCCTGATGAGACATTAAACGATACCACCACCAGAATGGACTATATCGTAAAAATCTATTTGAGATAATCCATTTGTTGATCAACTCCATCTCCCCAACCTCAACTTGCGTTCTGGTGAAAGAAACGGATTATATGGATCATCATAAGTTTTCAGTTTTTCAATCAGGTCTTTAACTTTCATCACTTACTCCAATCAAATTCTTGAACAAGTTTATCACATTGAAAACTAAAATGACTTTTGTGCATAACTGTATTAGCACCACAACTGACTTTATATTCAAGAACTGTTTTAGACTTATCAAAAGTGTATAAAATACCAAACAGACTTTCACCTGTGCATACAAGTTCTCCAGTTGAATCATAAGAACTATTAGGTGCGTTATAATGCACTTCAACCGTGTAAAGTTCCATCAATCCTCCTGTGTGTATGAGAGTATTATAAGGCATCAAAGGGCACCTGTGGAGTGCCCTTGTGCCAGTTCGTCAAGTGTCCTGCGACAAACCTATTGTAAAGGAACACTTGGTTTGACCCAGCAGGAGTAGTAACCACAATATCATAACCAAGTTTCTTGATAATATGCATCAAATTACTTGCGTGATGATGAGCACTATCCCAACGATGAGGGTGATGGTCAATAAACTCCACACTCTTACCAGGATTTTCAAGTGCTTCTGTGATTGCTTTCATATAGAGAGCAGTGGTTCTACCTGTGCCTCTGGTTGTTTCTTGTTCGTATTTTGCGATGACATCATCTACTTCTCTGTTGGAAATACCCCCGTATCTAACTTTTTTGAGTTTTTCGTAAAGTTCTTCAGCAAGTTGTTTGTAGTCAGCAGTCATTTACAATCCCTCCCAATCATAATCAAAATAAACTGATTTTTGTTTTGTATCAGTAAAAGCAACAACCTTACCAGTGGAATATGGATTTTCCTTACATTTTTTCCAGTGTTCTATTGCTTCTTGTTTGTCTGTGGTTCGTTTGTAGAAATCTGGGTCTCCTCTGCCATCTACACTTTGTCCATCATAGAGGATATACCAAGTTGGTTCAGTCATTTCTGGTTCTCCTGAAGTTTCAAATAATCATAAGAAATCTTACATTTCTGTGGTTGTTCCATACAGAATACAATACCTTCGTTCTTTCCTTTCACCATACCATCATCAAAACCAAACCGAGAACCTATAAGAAATACAACGGAAACGAGGGCAAGACCAGCAAAACAAACTGTTCCTATCACAAAATCTTCAGTCATTTCACAAAATCTCCAATCACAGGAACAGCACCACAAATCTCATCCACTCTTCCTACTGTTTGGGAGTTGAGTGCTTGACGACACTCCAAGTTCTTATTGTATGTTTGTTGAAAGAGTGTTCGTTGTTGTTGCGCACTATAAGTGAGAGTACAACAGGCAACACTTAGCGCAAAAAAGACAGACAAAACGACCCAATCAATTTCTTCAAAGTTTTTCATTCCAATTCCTTATTAATAATGTCGTGAATTACCTTACATTGGATTTTCATTATCTCTTCATCTGCCCACTTCTTTGCATTCTCATTCAAATTTTTGAGTGCTTTATCCCAATCAGACCCAGAAGAATTGATTGTGATTTTTGATACTTCACCCTTTTCATTGAGTTCAAATTCTGGTTCAGTCATTTGTAATACAAATCGTGCAGCATGACATCATCGTTAATGATTTGTCCAGGTTCTACCCATTTTTCATCATTAGAAATACAATACTCCTTATCATCTGGATGTGGTTCCATCATCACATAATACTCTATCACCAGAGATTTGTATAGGGGTTCGGTTTTCAGTCATCGTAGGTTCTCCCGTAGCATTCTAACACACTTATTCCATCCATCAGAATTCGTGTCGTGTTCTTCAGGCAACCAGTCCTCAACCAAATCTACAATATAAGTATTAAAATCATAACCAAGTTCATCATACAGTCTATTGTAAAGTGTCTGTGGTTTTGGTTCAGAAACCTCATCATCATACTTCCCTTTCTTCACATCATTAAACCACAAACCTTCAAGAAGACGATGAGTTTCACTACCAGTAATACGAACCAGCATCATACCATCAACAGGTTTCTTTTCCTTATACCAAATAACATCAGTTGGATATTCCAGACGATAATAATTCTCACCATTATAAGAGACAATCTCAAACTTTCCATCAAATAGAAAATTCATTTTTGGTTTTGGTTCTTCCACTCTCTTATACTTCACACCCATAATGGTTGCGTATTCTCCTTCTATGAGAACTTTTGAGATGTCAGTTTCAGTCATTTGCGATTTAAGATAAAGACAAGCATCTGGGTTTAGACATTTTTTGTCAGGTGTTGCCGAAGTTGAAATTTCCGAAGGGGCATAACACCATCCACAATCAAAGTATTTACAGGTCATTCCATTCTCCCTTTGAGTTGACGGATTTCACTTTCAAGTTCATAAATGCGGTCATTCATTTGTTGAAGAAGCATAATCAACGAGGCACTACTGATAGTTCTACCACCATCATTTGAAATATCGTTTGCCATCTCACGATATTCACCATAAACAAATAGCAGTTCTTCACATTGAAGGACACTCTTGTAATTTCCATTATCAAGAGTTCGGGAAAAAATAGTCATTTCAGTTGTCCTCGTCGTTCAAAATAGTGATGAGTTCTTCAGTAATTTTATCTAGTTTCCTACCAAAAATCTTTGCTGTGGAATTGTCGTGACAATCAAGCAAAAAATCAGAAACACTTTCAAGTTGTGGAAGAATTTTAACTCGGATTAGTTGTTCTTTGGTAATTTGGTTAGTCATCAGGTGTCTGTGTGTATGAGAGTATTATAAGGCATCACAGGACTCTCTGGGTGCCCTGCTGTGCCAGTTCTTCAAGTGTCCTCAATCCTTAATAAGTTCTACAAGGTCATAAAACTCATTATACACTTCTTCAAGACCATTTGCGTGTCCTTTTTCCCAAGCAAGGTGAAATGCCTTATATCGTTTGGGATTATCACTCACACCAAACTTCTCAAACAAATCATTCACAAACTCTTCGTGAAGTTTATGTGTTTCTTCACCATATTGTTTTTGATGTGCTTTGTATCCTCCCTCATCCAGAACTTCCTGAATGACTGCGTTAGGATATTCTTCTTTTAGTTCTGCTTTACTCTTTTCCCAAGTAGGACCAGACCAAAGAACTACACCCTTATCATAAACATAAGAGGTGATGTAATCCTTTTTGTTAGGATAGAGAGTTTGTGGTTTGGAGTAATAATCAAAGGGTTTCATTTCAGTTCTGGTGTTGTTTGAGGTGGAGTTTGACACATTCCATAACATCATCAAGAGTTTTAGCAGTGCCGTTATAGTAGTAATCCATATTCATTACATTTGTAACCCTGAGAGTGTAAGAAAAATAACAATCAGTAGAATACTGCTTGATGTCTATGTAAGTTTCGTAGTCCATCAGTGTCTGTGTGTATGAGAGTATTATAAGGCAAAAAGGACACCCTGCAAGTGCCCCTGTGACGGTTTCTCAAGTGTTACATTACACCTCCTGAATGGCAATTTTCAAACCATTTCCATTATCGGGAATAGTTTTATTGATGAAATTCTCATATTCTCCAAAAAATTTACCATAAGCACTAAACTTAGAATGAACCCACGACTTGATATAATCCTTATACATTTGTTCATTCTTTAGATAATCATTTTGACCACACCACTCAATAAACATTTCAGGAGTGATTGTGATTTCTGCTGTGATTTTTACTGATTTCATCAGGTGTCTGTGTCTATGAGAGTATTATAAGGCATCACAGGGATCTCTGGGTGTCCTGCTGTGCCAGTTCTTCAAGTGTCTTTCAGATTCTCCAAAGCATCAATAAAATATTCTACACAATCTTTAGGAATACGAAATTCTGTTGTTTTTGAAAGTAGTTGTTCAAAATAAACAATCTTTACAAAATCTACCTCTTCCCAAAATTGAAAACTCCAACCTTCTTCTTCATTTTGAATGATTTGTTGTTTTTTGATGTTGTATTTCATTTAGTTTTTACACCTCTTCTTCTATCGTGTTCAACAACTCGTGCCTTATCAACATTTCTACCCCAAATATCATATCCTTGTGTTTGAATGAACTTTTTGTTCCTTTCATCTTTCTTTTCAAATCTGTTCATTTCAATTCCTCCAGAAGTTTATCCCGCATTTGTTTTAGATTGTCTCCTGCCCAAATATCAAGAGTTTTATCGGCAAATTGGATTGCTTCCCAGAGTTTAGGATAGTTCCTCCAATCTACAACATCCTCATCAATAGCAATCAACAAATCAAGAATACAGAGTTTGTGAAGTTTGAGTAGAGCAGTCATCGGTTTGGTTGCTTATGAAGTCATTATACAACGAAAAAGGGCACCTGTGGAGTGCCCCTGTGCCAGTTGTTCAAGTGTCCTCAAAGTTTCTATAAAGTGCTTCCACCACCATAGCATCCCACTTTTGCTTTACCTCTTTCCTTTCTTCATCAGTAATGATATTATTCCTCAAATACTCTTCAAGAGTGGTGTTATTATCATCCAAGTATTTTTGGAGTTCTTCAAAGTTCATAATCATAAACCTCAAAGGTTATTCTTTTACCATAACTGAAACATCCAATAGCATCAACCTGTACAGATACACTTGTTACTTGTGCCATTCCGTTCTTTACTTTTTCTACGATTTGTAAGAAAGAATCATTCACATCATTCACACTATCAGGTTCATAAGTTTTGAGTTTGGACTTTGATTTCTTCAGTTCATCTGCGATTGTCTCTTCACCCTCACAATCTTCTATGCGGGGCATTTTTGGAGGTTCTTTCTTTCCATAAAGTTCCTCATATTTTTGTAGTAAAGGATTAGTCATTTTTCTTGATGTGTCGTTTAGCAAATTCACTTGTTTCTTTGAGAAACTTTTGTCCCCCTTCACTTAAAAAATACTCGGCACTGTTCACCCATTCACTTGCCCCAGAACTATCAATCCTTATCTTGGGTTCATAAGGTTTCTTACACCGATGTAATGGAACACGAATGAACTGAAAGAACCTTCCAGTCCATCCTATCATATCTCCACATTTAGGGCAACAATACGATGGGTGGGTCATTTCTCCAATCGTTTCAAATGTTCTTTCAATAGTATATCACAGAAATCCTGTGCGTCCATAGTAGTTCCAAAGAAAGGTTCCCACTCATCACAATAAGGACAACCAATTCTTGCGTTTTCTGCATCTATGACGATTATGTGTTTTTCAGTCATCCTAATTTCCTAATAAATTCCAAAAACTTTGTTCGTAGTTCTTCATCATCATAAACTGGTTCCCAACTCTCTCCCATAAGAATTTCCCAATAACTTCCATTTTTATCAGTTCGGTAGTGGTGAAAATCAAAGTCCTCACCTTCTTCCTCTTCTATTTCAACATAGAAAGTCATATGTGCTACTGCTTCTTTAATTTTCATTTCTCTTTCACCCACAAGCAATCAAGAAATACCCACATCCAAAATCTCACCCAAGCATTAGGCACTTGTCCTTCTTGTGGTATATAAGTAATACCCACACCACCAGGACGATTGCCGAACATATAACACTTCCAATTAGAGTATTTTGGTGCGTGAAAAGTAAATGTATTTTCGGTTGAAATATCCACATAAGGAATGTCTGGTTGTTCAGTCATCTTTTAATTCCTCAATCTTTTAAGTTCTCTTTCCATCCATCCTCTCCATTCTTCATATTTGTCTTTTGTGAGAATTTCATATTGTTCGTCAGTGGGAATAGGAGGAAGTTTTACCCATCCAGAAGATGTCCCAAACATAAAATCTCCATTATCCCACCTCCATAAAGTTCCATCATCACATAATACTCTATCACCAGAGATTTGTATAGGGGTTCTTTCAGTCATAATTACCACTCCAATTCAACATCAACATAACAACCCAAATCGTCGGGAAGGTGTTCTTGTAGGTATTCCTTCATATACTGATATAAATCTCCAGCACTTGGAGAACACTCCTCAATCGTAATACCATAATACTCACGACTATCACCAAGAGAGTATTTTACCCATACATTAACCACTCGCAGGTCAGCATAATTTACACCAGCAAATTTTTCACCAGACCTCTTATGTTTATCAAGAGCAAGCACAGCAAAATGCTGAATGGATTTTAGATTTTCTTTGATGTTGGTGTTCATTTTGCCCTCATCGCAGCAATCACAGCATCACGGGCACTTCTACCCTTTGCGTGGTTCATAGGAAATCCACTACTCATAAATTTCCAATCACTTTTACCATTCATTTGGAGATTGTGTGGGTGGAACTGATTGAGTAGAAATTCAAGGATTTCTGTGTCTGTTGGTTCGTTTTCGTCACAGATTACTTTATAACTTTTAGGTAATCCATAAAAGATTTCTTTTACTTCATCAGTCATCTTTCAAATCTCTCTCATCAATAAGAATAACAGTATCAAAAGGTGGTTCACACCCCAATCCACAATAAGAACCAAACTTCTTCATCAAATCCCACAGTTGAAACTTACAGTATCCATTTTCATCTTCCTCTGGTGGAGTATAAGGAAACTCATCCAATTTACCAATAGAGTTCCAAAAATCCTCCCAATCTTTCTTATGAAGTTCTTTACCGAACTTTGTGAGACGAACTTTGACGTTGTAGTTGATGTTAAATTGTTTCATTTGGTTCCATCACAATAGATATGAGGATAAGTATCAGGATATTTCACAGGTGGTTTTGAGATTACGGGAGAAACACAAGGAATAGTATTGGGAGGAGTGAGAGGAGTATAAGGAGAACTATAAAGTGGTTGAAATTTACTCAAATACTCTTCTACAATATTACAATCCCAAGCATCCTCATAAAACTGCTTACCATAAGCAATAGCATCTTTCCTTTCTGGAAATGCTGCTACAAATGTGTCTTTATAATAGAGTGAATAAACTTTCATCGGATTCCAGTGTCAAAGAGGTTTTTGAGTTCGTGATAAACAAGCACCAGTTCTCTATCAGGTCCAAGATTATCATTCTTTCTTTCATAATCTAAAATCTCATAGAGTTCTTTTGCTTGTTCCTCTGTGAGAGCAAGATGGTAAGTTTTACTGATTTTAATCATTTCACAAAATCTCCAAATTAATAATGTTTTTAATTTTATTATACTTGATTTTATCAATTTCTTCATCTACCCACTTCTTTACATACTCATTCATACTTTTGAGTGCTTTATCCCAATCAGACCCAGAAGAAGTGATTGTGATTTTTGATATTTCACCCTTTTCATTGAGTTCAAATTCTGGTTCAGTCATCGTTCAGCAACCACCACAAAATCATCCATAGAAATATTCCTCTTACTTTTAGCAAGAATACCTTGATTGGGAAAATAAGGAACTGCTACAAGATTATAATAGGGCATCTTTTGTTCGTAAAGAGTATAAAGGTGTCCGTCTTTTTTGTATCGGTAGAGTTTCATAGTGCCTCCAGTTCCTCAATAAGTTTCAAAATGTCTTTTACATCTATAATCATATGATCATCAGGTGTATCCCAATCAGTATTATCATATTGGAGTTGGTTGATGACTTCACGGAGAGCAGCAACCACAATTGTATGTGGATGTGATTGTTCCATATTCCCCCAGTCCCATCTTACTTCTTCAATAGCATCTGCGACTGCTTGTGTTTGTTCTTTCATAGTGCCTCCAGTTCATCAGCAAGTTCATAAAGCAGCCGAGCATCAACTACCATATCTTCTACACCTTCTTCTTCACAAAACTGATAGTATTGATGTTCATTCGCAATCTCACGAATAGCAGCAGCAATCACCTTTGCTCTGTCTCCTTGTTGTGGTCGTAGTGTAAGTTCCATCGTAGCATCTACGATTTGTTGTGCTCTGGTAGTCATAGTTCTAAAAGTTCATCAAGTTGTTCATCAGTTGGAGTGTCAGTCATTCTTCCATCTCCATTTCAATAACATAAATGATGTCAAAAGGTTCTTCATAAGGCAACCACTCATAATCTTCAAGCATTTTTTTTGCTAATTCTTCTGCTTTTTCTTTTGATTTGAATGCCTTGTGAATTTCACCTATATCATAGTGAGAACCGTAGTCCTCATCTTGAATAACCAGATAGATTTTCATTCTTCATTCTCCAAAGAAGCAATAAGTTTTACGATGTGGTAGTATTGTTTATAATGTTCTGACTTATTGAATTCGTCTTCAGCATCTTCTATTGTAAGGTAAATGTGCTGATTGGTCTTATGTAAATCAGCATAGACCTTACCATCCTGCCTCTTCAACATAATCACATAGAATTCAGTCATTCTTCATTCCTCATATTTCCCCAACGATTGAGTGCTTCACGAATAGTTTTTCTAACTTCTGGATAAAGATTGTAATACCCTCCAATCTCATCCCAAAGTTCATCAAGTTGTTCATCAGTTGGAGTGTCAGTCATTCTTCTTCCACCATAGATTTTCAAGGATTTCTCCCTTGTAAGCATTATATCCAGAATAATACATTTTTTCTTCTTGTGTAGTTCCCTTTTCTACTGAAGGCAACCACTCTTGAAAATGACCGATGAAATCTTTGATTATACGAGGGTCTATTTTTCCAGCATATTTCTTGAGAATATACAGTTCCAGTGAGTTTTTATTGAATTCAGTCATTCCATCCACTCCCTCAAATCAACAATCTCATACCAGTCATATCTATACTTTTGTTTTGATATTTCCCCCCATTTTTCTTGTGCTTCCTCTTTAGTTTCATAGTGAACCATCTTCACATCTTCCAGAACAATCTCATCTGGGTTTTTAATGAACTTACTCATTTCTTTGCCTCCCAAAACTTTCCTTCTGGTCCACAAGAGTAATCAAGTGATTCCCAACATTTAGCACGGAGCATATCACAAAATCTTTGCTCATTACCAGTTACAAGGTTTTCAGAAGTATTTGGAGAGGCACAAGTATCGTGTCGGTATCCCATTCCAAATAGATGAGAAAGATAGTCTTTACGATACCATTTACAATCCTTACAGAGTTTTTTCATTTTACTACAATACCAACTTCCATACCTGCCCTGAATGCCTCATCAAGTGCCGATTTCATACAAAAAACAGAAACATCATAAAAATCCAAACCATCACTTCCACGGGTTTCAAGAGTTTCAATATCAAACCATTTCTTTGCGATGGTTTCAAGAAGTTGATTGTATTGTTCAGGAATAGTCGTCATTTCAGGTTTTCCTTTGTGTATGATAGTATTATAAGGCATCAGAAGGCACTCTGGGAACCCCTTGTGCCAGTTCGTCAAGTGGTCTCATCACTGTAGTTTACATAAAGGTTATCCCCACCAATGTTTAGGTGATACATCTTACCATTGTTGAGATAGATACCCAACCATACAGCACGACCTTCTTCCATAGTTTCATAGTGTACCATCTTCACATCTTCCAAAACAATCTCATCTGGATTTTTGATAAATCGTGTCATTATGCTACTCCATCAGCACTATCTTTGAATTCTTGCACTCGTTTAAGGTAATCTTTACCTTGTTGATACAATGCTTCAATCAAATCCTCAATATCAGAAACAGGAACCCGGTCAAACTCCTGGTTCATATACTCACAACGAATAGCAGCAACCATACAATCTAAAGCAAGTGCTTGTTGATGCTCTGGTGTGATAGGTGTGCCGTGAGGAAGACCAGAACATTCCAAATTATAGTAATCATTATATCGTTGAAGAACACGATTACTTTTCTCACGACGTTCTGCTTCTTCAAACATTTCGTCAGGATAAGCAGGAGAGTTCCTCATTTCATCAAGTTCTGCTTTCTTTTCTTCTGTGAGAGTGATGTTCATAATGTCCTCAATCTCATCGTTGTCTGGAATTCGGTTCATCATTTCGTTTAGTTTTTGTTTGCCGTATTGAGTAAGGGTGTGTTTTTTGTTGCGGAGTTCTTCTACTTCCTTATCAGTAAGTCCAAGAACCCAAGGCATTTCATCACTCATTTTTAAAACTCCCCTGAAACTGTTTCCAACCTATATCCAAGGATTTCTCTGCCCAACCCCATTGCCCGTGTTCCATACCGTCAATCTGGGCACATACAATCTCATCCTGAATGAGACGACGGAGCATTTTGATTTGTTCTTCAGTCATCGCAACATTTCCTTCATTTTTCGCACACAATCGTTGAACCCCTCTACCAGTAGTTCAGTATTCACATTTTGGGAACTAGCAGCAGATTGTGGTTCGGGCAACCATTTCTCTACCAAATCTAAAATCTCATCAACATCATCAGCATAACCATATCTTATAAGAATATTCCAGAGTTTTTGTGCTTTGCGTTCCTCTACCATTTTATCAATAATTTTTTCAAGGTTTGGATTATCCTTTTCAGTTGCCTCACGATAATCAAGTGCGTTAAGTGTATCCATTCTTATAATCTCTTGGAAACATTCACCAAGAGTATCAGCAGTTCCAGAATACACATCAATATGCTCTGGTCCTGTTTCTAATGCCCAACGAAACTCTCCAGTTCCTGTGGGGGATTGTTCAATTTGAATTTTCATTTTCTTCAGTCATTTTTAGTCCTCAAATTGTTCTTTCTTTTCAGTTTCCATAGTTTGAAGTTGTGTAATCAAATTTTCAAGTATTTCAACTTCAATCTTTCCGTGACTTCCATAAAGTTTCTCATAAAACTCATCTTCATCTTGAAGTTGAGGAAACTCATAAAAATTATCAATAAGATATTGAAGGATGTGATGAATAACAAACTCTGCTGTTCCACTTTCAGGTTGAACCACATAAGGAGTTAGGTCATTTACAAGTTTTTCGGCATCGGTTAGTTTCTTTTTGGTCATTTTGGTGTTTGCAATTGTTCTTTGTGAATAGTAAATGTAACCCTTTCAGCATCTTCTGTTTCAATTACTGTGTGGTCAATTAACCAACCTCTTACAATACGACAAATAGTTTCACGTTCTTCCCAATCAAAATCATCTAAAAGAGCATCAAAAAGTGTTTGTGGTTTTTGTTCTTCTACTCGTTGATACTGAATTCCATTCACAATCACCATTTTATCGTCCAAATACTCAACATTATATTTTGGAGGAGTGCGATGATTACAAGGTGTTTGATTAGTCATTCCTTTGAGAGTTCGTAGTTTTTCGTTGTTTCGTTTTAGAAGATTACAGAGTTTGTCTATTCGTTCTGCGTTGTCTTTGATTTCAAGTCGTAGTTCTTCCATTTCACATTCAAGGTCTTTTTCAGTAATCATTCTGCCCTCACACTATTATTGATTTGTGGTGTTCCAGGCATAAGAGTAATACCAGGAACACCAGGAGTTGTTTGTTGAGGAGTGAGAGTAGTATAAGGAGAACTATAAATTGGAGATTTAACCAAATACTCTTCAAGAATATCATAGTCCCAGCCATCGGCATTAGGATGTAGAACCTTCGCATAAAATACACACATATCTCTGGAAGGAAATGCTCCCAGAAATGTTTGGTCTTTATCGTATAGTGAATAAACTTTCATTTTTGTTCCCTCCAATACTCTTCATAATCATCAAAATCTCTGGGCTCTGTGTAGGGGTCTTCACAACCAGTATAGGCATACATTTTGTTATTCATTTTATACCAATCGTGATTGAGACAATACCAGAAGTCCATAGTATACCAATCATAAAACCCCAAGTTTTCTTTACTTTTGAGTGCCCACATTAGGGTTCTATCTGGAAGGGTCATCCAGATTTTCCACTTATCAAATATAATTCGTGTGAGTTTCATTCTCTTACTCCATTCTTCAAAAGTTCTTCCATCGTCTCATCAGGCACGATTGGAGTGTTTCCACCCCAATCTTCTATATTATAGTTTCCTCCAAATCTATCAGGATAAAGTTTTTGAACTCCACCCCGTTTATATTTGATTTCACATTCTAACTGACGAATATACACAGAGATTGATTTGGGAACTTCAAAGTGTTCCAGTTCTCTTTTTTCATTATAGCAACAAATATAGTGTTTAGTCATTGTGCCTCCAGTTCCTCACACAATTTTAACACATCAGCACAAAAAATCATACCAGTTCTATGAATTCCAGTTTTTATCTCATAGGTATTTTCAAGTTGATTAACGACTTCACGGAGGGCAGCAGCAACTCCATCACGATGCCAGTATGCTCTGTCTTGTTGGTGAGAGTTCCAAAATGCTTCCATTACTTTTCTTTCTGTTTTAGTCATTTCAGTTCCTCTTCATCTTGTTCAATTTGAAAGATAGCATTTAAAAACTCCAAACCATACTTACCAACAACCCAAGCATCTTTATCCTCAAAGAAACGATTACCTATGGTTCTCATATCATAACCCTCTTTTTCTTTATCAAAGAAAGCAATTACATAACAATACTCTCTCTCCTCACATCCGTCCACCTCTGCTTTATACCACTTGAGGAGTTCATACTTTTTATTGACAGAGCTCCAACGGAACTCAATATCACGAAATCTCATTAGATTACCTCCCAGTCACATTCCCAGAAATCTTCTGTATTCACCCAGAAGAAGTATTTGCCGTTCTCAGATGCTAAGAACAGCATACCATCTCCTTTGTCCTGTTCTACAATACAGATAGGATTACCATCCATACTATTAGCAAGACGGTTTTTTGCTTTTTTAGATTTTGGAATGACTTGAACTTTTCTCATTGGTTCGTTGCTTATGAGAGTATTATAGGGCATCTGATGCCCCTGTGGAGGGGTCAGGGGTCAGTTTGAGAAGTGTCCTCCAATTCATCAAATAAAGCATCCCAATCAGGATGAGGAAGCCCAGCAACTACCATTTCACCACATTCAGGGCAGTGAAACATACCAATAGGAGCATCCTTATAAATGTCTGCTGTTGGGTCAAAAGAACATTTAGTCATTGTGGGTCTTTTACAAGTCCAGTTGGATAAGATGAGTTCATGTGTTCACTTTGGGCACGACTTTCCCAACCTTCATCGTATCCTTCATTATAACCCATTTCGTGGATTTTGAGGGCAAACTCAATTAGTTGTTTTTTGGTTGCTGTAACATCATCTGGAAATACATCAAGATACTTTTCAGCATATTCAAGGATTTGTTCGTCGGTAATCATTGGAGTTCTCCATAAGAAAGTGTTTTGATTTCTTCTACATTCAAGGTTTTGACATAACCACGAGGATAATCATTATCATAAGCATTAAAGACAAAAACAGGAATGTCTGCTTTTTTACAAAACTCTTTGAACTTTTCTTCATTCAGTTCAAACTTACCAACATACTCAACATTTGGATACTTGTCCCAAGATGCTACAAGTCCTCCTGGATAATAACTCCACTCAAACTCATCAAGTAATTTTATAATATCCTCTACAACTTGAATGTGCTCTGGATTGGTGTAGATGCGTCCGTATCCTTTGTAAGTGAAGGCAGTCATTTCAGTTTCTTTAAAATTTGTTTATATTGATTTACAATTTGTTTATGATAACCAATTCTAAATCCCAATCCTGCCTGAACCAGTCGAATTTCTTTCTCCCAATGTTCAATCATCATTTCACAAAGTTCTTCGTGAGTAGGAAGAGGAAGTTTGTCTTCATTATCAAGTCCTTCGGTCATATGAACAATAGTCATAAGAGGTGTCTGTGTGTATGGTGGGAACCTTTTGTGCCTCTTTATCGCACAGGCGTTCCCTGGTTCCTTGTGAGTATATTATAAGGCATCAAAGGGCATCTGTGAAGTGCCCTTGTGACGGTTTCTTAACCGACTACTCTCCAGCAAACAGTAGCATTGCCCTTAGATGTGGATTCAATATGAGCAAATGCAGAATAGGAAAGGTCCAAATCAGCATGAGAGTAAGGACCCCTATCATTGATGCGGACAATAACTTGCTTACCATTTCGTTGATTAGTCACTCGTAGTTTAGTTCCCATAGGAAGATATGGATGTGCGGCCGTCCAACGATATGCATCCATTCTTTCACCGTTTGCGGTGATTTGCCCGTGGAATCCATCACCCATTCCGTAGAAAGTAGAGATTCCACAAGTAAGTCCAGCAATAAGTGTCGAAATCAAATTGATAACCTCCTCGATTTGAAATTACAGAATATCACAGATGAAGTGTACTGTCAAGTTATTTTGCGATATTAGAACAAAGTGTTGCTACCATTAGGTCTTCACCCTTCTCTGCTGAACTGGATACGGGAGAAATCCAACCCATCCATTTATCACTTACATATTCATTGGTCTTCAGTGCATCACAACTCACGGCAATCCGTTGCTCTTTACCATTGCAAACACGAATGGTAGACCGAACCTTATCTTCACTCAGTTTCCAACCAGACCAATCATAGGTACAAGAACCAAAGATTCGTTTGGTTTCATTTGCTTTCTCAAAATCTTGATTGTAGATTTTATTCAGAATATCCTGTTGCTTTGGGGTGATGCTGATAGGTGGGGGAGTAGGGATTTGTGCCAGAAAAATCATTTTACCTCCATTGTTGTAGAAAACCTTCGTTTGTGGAATAGATTACTCTATTCACATTGTTCATTTCAAGTGCCATTTGACAGATTGGGCAAGGTTTGCTCATTCGCAACTCATCGTGCCCATGACCACCGATTCTAGCAACTACAATCGTATCTGCCTTCTCCTTAGATTTGATAAGGGCATTAACTTCTGCGTGAAGATAAATCTTTTCATCAAGACCTACCTTTTCCGCAAGAAATGCCTGAATAGGATGTGTTTTCTTTTCAAGATTAGTTGCTGTTACAATGACCTTATTCTTACGAAGAAGAATAGCACCTATTTTCTTTTTGGATGGGGAAGACTTGGCAGTCTTGATTGCAAGTTGAAGAACGGAGTCAGAAATCATTTACGCAAATATGCCCAACGGTTGATGTTCGATTTGTAGTATGCGTTGATAGCATCAGTTGCTGCAAATTCACACTCACTATCCCTGAATCCATAAAAAGTATATGATTCAAGAAAATCCATAATCCTCTTTTGGGCAGTTACTGGATGATGTGTAGTCATCAGAATCTCAGTGATACCAGTGTTCACATCAGCAATAATAGCATCTGGTGTGAATGAATAGCAATCCCACTCTTTGTGGGACACTTCAACTTTGGATGCTTGGATAATCATTGATTCACTCCACATTACAGTCAGGGTGCCATTGTGCCTGTTGAGCACAATAATGTTCTTTGGGTGTGTGTCGGTCGAACAGTTTCTTATCCCGTTGGATTAGAGCAATGTTCCAACCGACAATAAACGCGATACCGAAAGCAAAAAATGCGATGTACCTTTTAGTCATCTTCTTGCATTGACAAAATTACGGTTTCAAGATGAAAAATGCGTTCTTCAAGTTTGCCAAGAGCCCAGACTAGATGATTTAAGTCAACCCCATCTGTTCCCTTGACAAACTCAAACATCTTTTTACACTTTTCTTCATCTGGATTTATATCGTAACTCATGTCATTTGTCACTCACCATTGATTACCTAAGTATCATACACAAAAAAACACCACCCGTCAAGGGTGGTGTGCCAGTTCTTAAGGTGTCACATCAGTCAGTTGTCTTTTTCTTTTTGATTCTTTCAAGAATTGATGTTACTTTGGTTTCTTTAACTTCTTCAACTACAACTGGTTCTACTTTTGTTTCAACTACTGGTGCTGGAACTGCTTTTGGTTCTTGAAATAAATCTGTGAATCTTGACATAGTTCTTTGTTTTTTTTATGTATTTAGTCAATCTTCATAAATTCTACACTCTAAAGCATTAGGATTGGAGTCACAATAAAGTTCAAGTGGAGTTGGGTCGTGCAAATCTTCAGGATGATTTTCTTTGTATTTTTCAAGAGACTCAAGTTCTTCCTCAACGTGGCGACGTGCTTGTGGAGAAATGGTTGGGTCCTCCAAGATACTCATATCTTTTTGGATGTGTTGGTCGATGCTATCCATTTTTGTATCCATATGATATATTATTTAGAATTTAAGTCACTTTTTGAGTGCAGTTCTTGTAGAGAACGCACAAATAACTCTGTAAATCGCTCTTGTTTTTCTGGAATGACTGAAGCTGGGTATTCATTTATTGCAGACTTAAGTGCCTGCATTTCTTCGCGTTCTTCTTCGGTGAGACTCATAGACATTTGCATCTGTTAGCAAATCCTAACATTATATAGAGCATAATGCTCCGTTTTTAATATTGTCTTTATGGTTCAGTAATGATTCTTAATAATTACTCATCATCAGAAATGAAAAAGTCCCCCCAGGTGCCAGAATCACCATTCTTTCGATTCTCAAGTTTATCCAACAAATCATCAGTACTGATAACCGTATCAATTTTATGAATCAGGTCAGCAATACAAGACACAACAACAGACCTTTCTCCTCTTGCGGCAAATGCCAATGCGTTTCTTAGATTTGCTTCTGCTTCTTTTAGACTTTCTTCAACTTGTTGTCCCAATGCCATCAGTTTGTTCCTCGCTTAACATACAGTCAATACAACTTTGCAATTCTAGCATATCATCCTTAGAAAGTCCATCTAAGGAGATTGCGTGAGTATCATTCATAGAAATAATGACGGAGAAGTATTCCCCGTCATAAGTTCCTGCCACTTGAAACTTAGTCATTTACAGTGTCCTGTGGGGGCATCCAGAATCCATCATCAGTCATCTCCCAACCCCTCTCAATTGCTTCTTGATAGGAAATGCGACCAACCTTTACTTTATTATAAAATTCTTCTGCTTGGTTAATTACATCATCGAGCACATCCAAATCTTTACGGGATTCTTCTCTTGACTCTGAAGATGAATATTCTTTGATGTGTAGGGGAACAACAACTGCATCCCAGGCATTTTTAAACTGCTCATCCCATTGAGCAGTATAAATGTCAAAGAGTTCAATAGAAGCATCAATTGTGTTTTCTACATCTGAATCAACAGATTTATCCCTAGCAACTTCAAGAACATCTCTCACAACAGAAAATTTGCTGAACTGTTGTTCAAGTTCATTCATAGCATTCCATACTTTATGGTAATCAAGTTCCATAGTCTTTTTCATACTCCTTACAAGCTTGTTGAATAATAATCTGAATTTCCTTAGAAGTCAAGTTGTTTAACCAAGACCAGTCTGGGTCATTTTTATCCCATTCGGCAGTATAAGAACCATCAGGATTTTGTATGATTTTTAAGGAATCACTCCCTTGGTTTTGGTTTGTTACACTCATTGCAGTAATAACTAAATCCTTGTTTAAAGTATTTTACCACCTGATAGTGGTCTTTGTCCAGTGGTTTCTCTTCACCACATTTACTACATTTCCTTTTTATATTGCTTTCGGATTTTTTTAAGTTCTTTGAGTTCGATTTTAATGTTTTGGTATGCGGTCTCTGCATCAATTTTCCCACCCATTTCAAGGGCACAAATAACATCGACTCTTGTTCCAAAATGTGAAAGTGCTTTTTCAAAACTGTCAAGGTCATCATACATCTGTGTCTGTCCTACAATGTTCTGCAAGAATATCTATGCGTGCATCAAGTGAGTTTTCCAGACGATACAGTTCATTTGTGGTAGAAATGTTTTCATCTTCTAACTTAAGTACTCTTTCCTCAAGTTCTTCAATTCTTTTAAGCAGAGTTTCAATCGGTGGGTCACCCCTAAGTCCCCACTTTTTTTGAAACCAATAAGGGTCACTCATTTGATAACTCCAATCTCTTTTAGGTAAGCATTATAACAAATAAAACTAGTAAGTCTCACAGGCCTACCAAGACTCCAACAAGACTCTTGATACAATAAAAATTCGTACCAAGGAGTTGTTGGGTCGAGTGTAGGAAACTTATAGTTTTCCTCCAACTGTTCCATCGTGAATCACCTCAGGCTCTGAAAAACCTTCCTGCCGTCCTTTAAGATAAAAACGGGTCGCTTTGATACATTCGTTTTCAGTGAATGAAGTGACGAGTTGCTTACCCATTGAATCTTCGGAAACCCAAGTTCCCCAGCGTTGCTGTTGGACATAGAAGCAGTCATCAATTAGTTCCCTTTGCATTCTGATTTACGAGTTTGTAATAGGTTTCAAGTGCTTTAGTAGATTCTACAGTTTCTTCCCATTCCCAGACAGCACCATCTTTCTGAGTATAAGTCCGAGTTGCCATAATTAGTCCTCCTTTACTGAGATTTTACAGGTTTTTCTATTAAGTTTGTGTCTTGTAATATGCTTCTCCATATGATTTTCGCACTGGAAGAAGCAAATCTTTTTATCTTTGTCTTCCATATACTCAAGACGATATGGAAATCCAATATGCGGAAAATCTTCCTTTACCTTTAGGGGTTTTGGTTTTGGTTCAGCAGTTGCCTTAGGTTTAGGTGCTGATTTAGGTGTCTTTGCTTTAGCCCTGGTTGTTTTAGGTTTTGCTGGTTTCGATGAATCTGATTTTTTAGGTCTAGGCATAAGATTTATCAGTTATCGGAAGTAAATTTACCATTTTTAATCCATCCCCAAGATTTATATTTGGGTTCCCAGGCACGAATACCGCGACCATACACCCGTTCGTGATGAAGGTCAGCACACCTCTTTTCATATTCAATCATATCAAATACTTGTTTGACTTGGTGCTGCTCTAAGGAATTCATTTTGTGTTTTGGTTACCTAAGTATCATACACAAAAAAAGACCACCCGTCAAGGGTGGTGTGCCAGTTCTCAAGGTGTCACTCTTCTTCTTTTTCACGCTCTCCAGGAAATCTAACTTTCTTGGAATGAGGATATCTTGATTTTGTTTTCCGTAATTCATTTCTTTTGTCAAGATAATGCACATTCATCATTGGAGGTTCTGTTTCTACAGAATATCCATCTTTCTTTTCATCTTTTTCTCTTTTATCCCTCTTTTTCATATATTCAAGGTTTCTTTCACGCTCTTCTTTTTCAGGGTCTCTTTTTTTACCTGTTATCCTATCAAGTCTTTCCCTTTCTAATTGTTTTCTACCTCTACGCTCACGGCGACTTTGTGCATCAAATAACCCAAAAATTTCATCTAAATTTTCCAATTCTTTTTTGAACTGATCGTATGATTTCATTTTTTTTAGGTATTTATTCAAAAATATGTTTAAACACCAAAGGAAAATTAACCTGTGCTTTATAGAAAAAGAAAACAATTACCATCAAATCTATAAGCACAAGTCCAAGAAAAGATAATAAAAGATACTTAGAGTTCTTATCCATTACCACCAACCTGTTTCTCCCACCACTTTAGACCCTCTTTTTCAGGTTCTTGTTCCATACACATCACATCCATTTCTTCTTCAGTGTATTGGGGATTGTCTGGATTTTGAAGACGGGAAATGATTGCTTCTTGTTCTTTTACTTTCCTATGAAGATTCCAATAGAGGTCCTCATACTTTTTAGCACTATTCTTCCATTCATTAAGGTCTCCCATATCCTCATTCATCGTGAGGTCATATGCCTTACAAAGTTCTTTCATAAGTTCTTCTGACCTAATATTATTGAAAACAAGAGAAAGAGCACTTTCACAAATATTCTTCTCAATATATCCCATAGACAAAAGAAACTTTTCAAATAGATTGAAGAGTTGCTTTGTGTTTAGGTCTTGAGCAGGAACTTCAATTACAATATGTTCTTCTGGAAGTAATCCATCTTCATAACCACTACTATAATTAGTAGAGTCCCACTTGGAATCAAACTGAAGTTTTACGGTTGCTTTATACATCATCAGAATCCAGATACAAGGCTATGATACCACAGACTGTCGTCAGTGGCAACTACAGCGTGTGACGGATTAAGAACCGTCCTGCGGTCCTCTTCATACTTCCACCACTTTGCGTGTTTGAGGCACATTTTTACCGTTTCCCACTCTCTATTTCCCCTGGGAGTATTTTTGTATTCGTGTGCTCGTTGATAAGCACAATACCACACATTATAAAAAATTTTGTCTTTTTCGGTCATCATTTTACATTTCAGAATCATCCCTTCTACCAACAAGATAACCAAGCAAAAGTCCACACATAAAACTTACAAATAAGTAAAGTTCGTGTGATGCAAGTTCAATCCAATCCATTCAACTAATAACTCCAGTTTCTTTGAAATAATGAAGTGTTTCCTTCAAACTTCCAATATGTTCATGATTGATTGTAACTTGTGGATATTCAGCATCTTTGCCAAATTCCATACGGAACTGTCTATCACTGAAATCAACACCTAAAACATATTCAAGATACTCACCACCAAGACTCTTCAAGAGCATACGAATTCGTTCACACTCTTGGTTTCCGTCAGTATAAAGAACTGCTGTAATTTTCTTAGTCACGCCGCCTCCATTCATCAGTGTCGGTATCGTCTCTTGTAAACCAATCGGCAATCTCATCAGCACTACTAAATCCTGTGCGATGATTGCTTGGGTCTGGGTCACCTAAATCAAGGCCATTTAGGAATCCGTCCAAACCATCTTGGTCCATATCTGGATTTTGTGCCTTTCTTCTTGCTTGATTCAGCATAGTACGGGCATGTCCATTTGCTTTTGCAAGTTTCTCTGCCCATATCATTTCATGAAGTTGAACAGGTTCCCCCAACTCAATTGCTTCACAAATTCTTTGCATTCTTATACGATATTGTGTGGAAAGCATTTGTGTCTCCAGATATGGTACTATTTATTTGCGTGTATACGACTTTCAAGGTCCAATGTACGACTGAAATCATTATAAGAGCATTCAGACCTTTCATAAAGAATATCTAAAATATCATTTAGAATTATTTCATTATCGACATAATCGTCAAGATAAGAATCTAATGCTTCTTTAAGATACCTTTTGCGATGCCATTCAGGCGAATATGGTGCGTAGTTCATTCATTTTTAGGCAAAGAAAAATAATAATCGTAGTATTTAGAGAGTAGGTCTCTAACCGTATTATAGTCTTCTTCGTCTAAGCAGTCAAGTAAATATGATACACCTTCTAACTCCCCTATCAATCTTGCGATAAGAACTCTATTTAGTTTTTGAACATTCCACTTTTGTTTGAGTAGTTCCATAGTCAATATCATTCCAATGCCTTATTGCATTTGCAATAATGAACCCGTTAGTTGTAATTAATTGTATCATAATCAAAAGACGGATAAAAGCAATTTTATCCGCCTCACTATCAGTCTTTCCAGATTTTTCACCAAGAGCCTTAGCAATAATTCTCCAAGCAGTTGCTTTATACTTTTTCAAGATTCCCCAAATTCTTTCTCAAGTTCCTTTGCAAGTTTCTCATATTCCCACTTCTTAATCAAATTTGTGATTGGATTGCGTGGGTGAAATCGAATCATCCAAATGTACCTTTCAAGGTTGACCTTCATTATTTTGAAGATAAGGGTCAGATATTCTCCAACATTCTTATCAAGAATCATCATATAGGCAATCACTCCAAATATAATGAGGCATATTGATTGAAAGGTATTCATTTAGATTCTCCTTTTTGCTATTTATTATGCAAATCCTTTTCCACCAGATTTCCTAGCACTTTTTCTATCATTAACAACAATAAAATCAAGGTAATTGGGAATTTCTCTATAAGACCACCAATATTCTCTTGCAGATTCAAAGTCGTCAAAGTTGACAGATTTTCCATTTTTTAAATTTATCGTGTAGGTGTGCCTGTCGTATGGGTTATGGCACGTTTGAGTAAAATTTTTAGTCATTCAACATCTTTGTATTGATAGAAATAATTTACACATTCCTTAAATTCTTCCCATTCTTCATCAGAAAAATTATCCGAAGCATAGGGAATACCTACAATAGCAGCACACATTCTATTCGGATTAATCTGAATAAGCATAGATTCTGCAAAGGCAGGTGTAGTAAAGAAAACTAAAATTAATGGAATAAAACGATTCATAGATGTTCTTCAAGAGTAGCAGAACTGTTATTCTTTTTTTGTGCTTTTAGATGCCTTTCAATGTGACTCTTAGCACTTTTAATAGAGTTTGCGATTTGAACTTGTTGACCTTTGTGGATTAGCATAAAGCGACTTCCATAGGGAACAACGACCCATTCTCCACATTTAGAAATGAACCCAGGTTCATAAGAAACTGGGTCCAAGATTGTTGAATTTGGAATACTCATAGACGGTTTGGTTTGCAACTCCAAACACGGCAACCAGGATATTGTTGCTTAGCAATCTGCTCTACTTGCCTATAGGAAGTTCCAGGAATCTGAACTTCATAAGTTGCACCACTAATGCCGATGGTAACAGTCCAGGTGGGAGAAGACATAATCTTTTTTGTGTTTACTGTAGTAGTTTAGGAGAAAAGGGTGAAGGTGTCAAGTGGTGTGTGACAGTTTTTAGACCGTCTCAACACAGGACTATCAAGAAAATACCAATCTTGATAATTGCATCGGTCAAAGCGATAAAAACCGATTCTGCCGCGTTTTTATTGCGGGAAATGGGCAACAGGACCTTCTGCGTAGAATTCGCAGAAAATCCCGTTTTTGCTCTAGTGGCCATCTGAGTTCTCATTGAGATGCACCCCGCCTCAGCGGCGGATGGTGCTCACCGCAACGTCCCCCTGCTCAAAGATAATGTCCACAACATTCTGGACTTTCTTCGCAGCAGAGGCAGTTGCCTTGGAAAACACAGGAACAATCACCAGACCGAAAGATTTGGTGTATTGCTCCAGTTGACCAGGAACAATGCTGCCGTTACGAATACCAGCAGCATCATCGGGATGCAGACGCAGAGTACGGCCAACAGTCTGACCGATACCCACAATGTCCATATCCCGCATAAACACAACTGCCTCAAGAGCAGAAATGTTGATGCCTTCAGCAAGAATGCTGTGGTGAAGAACAATAAACTTCTTCTGAGGGTCACGACCCCAAGCGTTCAGAGTGTCGAAAAACACCTCACGGTTGACCTTCTCCCCGTCGATGAAACCACCGTGCTTCGCAGTGATGTGCATCACAGAGTAACCCTGCTCAGCAACAACCTCAGCGAAATCAGTTTCAGACAGAAGACCGATGATGTGCTTGGTTGCCTTCGCACAAATCAGAATCTTATTGACGGGATTCTCTTCCAGAACTTCCAGAAGATTGTCGCGGTCACGCTGAGCAATATCATCACCTTTCTGCACCATCTGCAGTTGCTTCGCAATCACCTTAGGGGGAATGATGTAACCACCATTCACCAGTTCAGGTGCAGGAACCTTAGCGATGATTTGACCATACACATCAGTGTCGTTCATCCCAGGTTTGCCGATAGTCACCGAATACTTAGGAGTAGCGGTGAAGAAATAGCAGCGGGATGCTTCCTGACTGAAGTGCTCTACAGCAGGGAAGAAGTGACGCTGAATGCTGTTATGTGCCTCATCGAAATAGATGGTATCGACCACCACATCGGCATCCACAAGACGCTGTAGGGAGTTGTAGGTGGTGAAGATGAGTTTGTGCCCAGCAGTGTTCTGGAACCAGTTGTAGATGGTGTCTGGCTTGGTGCTGGAGTAGTGATGAGTTTCACCACTATGAACGTGCATCACAGCAGCATTGGTGATGAACTCAAGATACTCAGAAGAAAGTTGCTCAGCAAGCAGAATGCGAGGAGCAACAACTACGACAGTCTGAGGAGTCTTAGACTGAAAAACGCGAATAGCATCGAAGATACCCACATTGGTTTTACCACCGCCGGTGGGAAACACACAGATACCCTTGCTATACTTGGCGAGGGCATCCAGTGCTTTTTGTTGGTGGGGACGGAGTTGAATCACAGACCTCATTTCGTATGAATACATAATAACCCCCTTACGGGGGAACCGCAAGGGGGCTTGTGACAGTTATGGAGTTGGCCTAGATTGTTAAATCTTTAACCTTATCTTTACCAAGAACCCTAACCATCAAATCTAGTGAAATCTGTTGAGGTCTTCCTTTCCAACCATACCAAGAACTTTTTTTACCATCTTGGTATGGTGGAAGTTTGCCAACGCAATAATACTGCTCAGCAGTTACATCATAAATCTTCTCACCATCCTGTAACCACCAATGTTTTTCTCCACGATAATCTTCAGCACTCATAGGAACTAATTTATCAGTGTCCATCAAATAATAAAGTGCTTGAGTTGAATGATAGCAATGTCCATAACAACGATTGGTTTTAGTATCTTCTGGATACATTAACCTTTTTCTTCCCTTTAAAAGGTCTGGAGTAAGATTCCTACGAATTAATCCTACAACTAGACTCATATTCTTTTCACTATAAGAATATGGAGTGAATATGAATCTTCTAGTTTGAATTATTTGGTCTTTATTATATCTGTGTCTTTCTACTACCTTAGGATTCATAACAAAACTTTTAAGAATAAAAAGATATCATACAAAAATCTTCTTGTCAAGGCCTTGACAAGAAGTCATATCGTGAGTAGGATAGGTTTGTCAGGTTTGAAGATAAAAATTAAGACAAACTTAATGAAGTAGATACAATACCAGATATTGGATCTTCTACAAAAAAGATTAATTCATTTGTATTTGTTTTATAAAAAATACTTAATGAAGTAGTTTCTGTTGGTATACCTGGATTTTCTCCGGATTTAATTATCATTTCATCATATTTTATCTCACTTCCATCTAATTTAGAAGCTGTAATAATCCCCACAATATTAATATCTGAATTAATTCTACTTCCAGATATGGATCCATTTGTAACATTATCCAGATTTAAATCTGTAATATTAGAACCATTTCCATAGAAATTATTGCTGTAAGAACTATCACTAGTGATAGAAGAAGCAACAGAGATTGAATCACTAAAGTCACCACTACCATTAACATCTAGACCAGAAGTTGTTACAATCCCAGTAGAATTAATATTTCGTACTGTAGAGATATCATTTCTAATTCTAACAAATCCATCATTTTCAATTGATACGCCTCCACCAGATACTAATGGATTGGCACCAACTTGGAACGAATATGAAGCATTTGATGTAAGTATTCCAACTCTAGTTGAACTAAAATATGAATTTGGAATATTCAATTGGTTTGCACTCAAATTGCCACCAACAGTAGCATTTGTATTTACAAATAAACTAGCACCAACATAAGAATTACTTGTTACTGTGGAAGTTCCTACAACGTGAAGAGTATTATTTAAATTTACAGTTTCTAAATTTTGACCAATTCCAAGTTTTCCATCAGAAGTCAAAATCATTCTGCTAATTGAAGTTCCAGAATGCCAGTAATAATTTCCAGAAGGTCCAACTATTCCAGAATTATTATAGAAATTAATATTTCCAGTACCAAAATTAATAAAATCTAAACTTTGCTCCGTACTTCTTGAATATACTGCATCAGTATTTCCATATCTAATTTGTCCATTATTTGTGAAATTGGAAGTTTGGTTTCTACCTAGCGTTATGATAGAGGGGAAACTACCGTTACTTGTCAATCTTACGGAACTTATCCCGCTCCTAGTTACTTGAATATCAGCATTAGGTGATATAGTACCAACAGAAATTGAACCATTAACATTCAATAAAGTATCTGCTGTTGAAACACCAGTTACTTTAATTCCTTGAATGGTAATACTTGATGTTGGTTCTAAATCAGTAGCAGTATCAGCAATTCCAACTAGATTTCCGCTAAAATAAGTTTGTGCCGTTATAATTCCAGATACATTTATATCATTTGGAAGTGAAGAATTGCTTATCGTTCCTGAAGATATATTATTCGCGTTTACATTGGTTAATAGAGAACCATCTCCAGAAAATTGTGACGCAGTTATTACTCCAGTTGCTCTTATATTTCCATCTCCATCAATTCCAACACCATTTTGAAAAACACCTATATTATTATTACCACCTACTTGAAATAGGTATCTTGGATCTACAGTTCCAACTCCAACAAATCCTTGAGCGTATATGCTTGTAAAACCAAGGCCAACATCAACATCTAACCATTGTGAGGTTGGTAAGTTTGATAAACTACCACCATCACCATAATATGTTACAACTCCAGTTGTTGCTGTAATAATTCCAGAAGAAATGGAGGTTATACCAATATTAATTTGTGAAGTAATATCTAAAGAATTTGAAGTTAAAATCCCAGTTACATTGGAATTTACTACTTCCAAATTATTGGCAATAACACCCTGTTCAGTTTTAATATTACCACCATAAACATCAAGAATTTCAGTTGGAATTGTTGTTCCAATTCCAACCAATCCCAAACTATTTACTACGAAATTATCATTATCAACCTGAACACCATTTCTTAAATTAAATGACTTTATTCTAGTTGCCATTTTATACGCTATTTTTTAAGTATTTAGAAGATATGTTCATTATCATAATACTCTTATAATATAGTGTAATGCTATAAATGGTGGTCTATTTTCGTGAGCCTCATTAGAACCTTCTGATTCTATTTTAAATGTATGTGAGTGTGTTCCTTGTTGATTTACATCATGTGTATGAGATTCTGAACTTATTGAATGTGTATGGGTAGATGAAGCGCCACCAGTTGTATATGTTTTAAAGTCAGTATTAGTAGGTCCAGTTGGTCCACTCTTATGAACTAATACATTTCCACTATTTGTTAGATTTTCGTTTCTAGTATCATATGGAATACTAACACCATGACTATGATCCACACTATTATTCCCAGTAGAACCTCCATGATTATGGGAACCGCCAGTAACTGTGTGTGAATGAGAACCGTTCTCATCAATAGTGCTACCAGAATGATTATGAATCGGCATATTAGCCGTTACCAAAGTAACAGTATCTGCCCCTCCAGTTCCACCAAGATTATAATTGCGACCAGCACCAGCAACAAATAAATCTCTTAAGTCTGGCAAATTAAATGTAGTTGAACCATTACCACTACCATAAGTTTCCCCAATTTTATTATAAAGAGTAGAATATTCTTGCCTACTAATAGCAGCTCCATTACATAATTTCCAGTTCTCTGGTTCAGTGTTTGATGGCCAAAGAACGATAGTTCCTACTGGTGAAATGCTTGGAGAACTAATTGAAAAATCTGAGTTAATTGTCCCTTCAACAGTTAAGTTTCCAGTTATTGTAGTATTTTTCTGAATAGAAATCTCATCAGTTGCTGATAATACTAGATTTCCGGTAGCAGTATCAATTGTATTATCATCAGTATCAGCAATTCTAATTTCACCAATATGCGCCTCACTAAATGGGAGTGCTGGAGTTCCAATATAAGCACCTTCATCAGCATCTGGAACAATTCCAGTGTTTACAATAACTTCTCCATCTAAAGTTGTACCACCTTGTACTTCCAAATCTCCAGTAATTTCATAATCTCCAGAAATTACAATAGGTCTGTCATCTGGTGTTGTAACATTTAAATTACCCTCAAGATTTAAATCTCCGCGAATTTTTACATCATTGGTGAATGTAACTGGTCCATCAAATTGTGAGAGAATAGTTCCAGAACTTCCTCCCTCAACTAGCAATCTTTGTTTAATTGTAACTTCATCAAATATCGCAATGTTTGATGATTCTTGTTGTCCTAAGACAGATGGTTTTGGAATATCATATGATATAACTTCTCCACTAGATGCTGATGTTTTTGTATTTCCGAAGAAAACATCTCCATTATTATTAATACCATTATATACAACAATACCACAAGATTTTTCCTGGGAATTTGCTAAGAATGACTCTCTATCTGATAGAGTTCTTAATTGTACTTGTGGAAGAGCAGTTGAATAGTTACCGGGACCAAATCCAAGATATTCAAATGTATGACCAGAAGCACGAAGAACAGAAGGTCTTCTAAATTCAATTGCCAATGGACTGATTTTTCTAATCAAAGAATTTATAAGATGTGTATTCGCTCTAGTGCCAAAAACACCACGAATCACTGTAAATGTTGTTGAAGTAGTACCACTACCACTACCAGCAATTCTCATAATTTCATCATCAATTTGAATATAATCACCAACTTTAAATCTGGTCAATATACTTGTACCAGTCAATACAGTAGCACCAATTGACGATGATGTAGTAGAAGTGATTGCGGCGTTTAACTTTAAATTATCTCTACCATAAAATGTAAAGTTTCTAACAGAAAAATCTTTTTCACTATTTTCTATTGAACCATTGGTTGAAGATAATCCATTCTTTAATACATATCCACCAGAAACACTTATTGATGAAGAAGTTGAAATTGTAAATGTAGTTACATTCGGAACAGTTCTTACAATATATTCTCCAACTCGATTATTAGATGAATTTATTAAAGTAACCTTATGACCAACAGATAATCCGTGAGATTCTGAGCAAGTAATTGTAACAGTTTCACTACCAGAACCAGTACTTATTGGTGTTGAACGAGCAACAATAAGAGCAAATTGGGTATTTGTTATTAAGGATTCACCACTACTTCTTGTTATTACTATTTGGTTTGTTGCTGGCAAAGAAGTAATTCTATGATAAGTATCAGTTTTTGTA